TCACCTGATCGAAAACATGTTCGCAAAGCTCAAAGACTGGCGACGGGTGGCAACACGATACGACCGCTGCGCTCATACCTTCATGTCCGCAATCCATATCGCTGCAAGCTTCATCTTCTATCTTAAAGAATGAGTATCCGTCTTAGTCAAGTGTGGCGTGCTTCCCATAACCTGTTATTGCGTAACAGGACATTCGCCAGAATGACGAGACGCCGCATGAGAGCGGTCAGAGCCACTTTTGCGTGCTTTCCCTTATTCGTCAGATTAAGATAGATGCTTCGAAGGTCAGGGTTATGCCGCATGGCAACCAGAGCAGGCATGTACAGAGCGTTTCTGACATGAATCCGACCACCCCGAATAAAGCTTTTACCCTGCCACTTTCCTGACTGCCTGGTGACAGGAGCCAGACCTGCGAGCGCAGCAACCTGTCCATTTTCCATTGTTCCCAGCTCGGGAATATCAGCGATCAGCATCGCAGCCGTGGCCTCTCCAATACCTGGAATGCTGACCAGAATGGTGCGTTTTCGAGAGAGGCTCTCGTCTGTCGAGATCAGTTCGCTGATTGCCTGATCGATGGTTGCGATCTGAGCCTCTATCTGACGAAGTCTATAGCGTGTCAGACGTTTTAGGAGACTGAGCTGCAGGTTTTGCTGGCGATTGAGCAGGGCTGTCCTGTCACGGGTCAGATTTCGTCGCCCAGCTGCCAGCTCCTGGAGCGCAGACTGCAGCTCGTTGCAGATCGTAGACGTCCTGGGTTCAAGAAGTGCCCCCATCCTGGCCAGCATCATGGCATCTACCCGATCCGTTTTTGCAAGCTTCCCGGTGGCTTCAGCAAACTTTCTTGCGTGCCGCGGATTGATCCGTGAGAATGGGATGCCGGCCTTGGCCAGATGACTCTCCAGTTGACGATGGAAAGGGCCGGTCGCCTCGAAGACAACATGCACAGCATGTTGCCTGCCAATCCATCGTAGAAGCGTTCTGAGGCCTTTCGTATCGTTGGAAGTCTCGATCAGGTCACCAGATGGATATTGAGCGGCATCAAGATGATCCTTGGAAACGTCAATGCCAACAACAACGGCATGACTCTCCAGCTTTGAGCATGTCTGTGCCATTTCCCATTGTCCTATGCTTGTCATCCGGGATTTTCTCCCAGGTATCCGTTCAGGCCCGAAGAAAAGAAGAGGCGGTCATACTCATTTGCGGCCCATCATGGCCTGTCCTGACTGCTGCCTTTGTCGCATACAGCGACCCGGATTTCATAAAACAAGCCCTGAGCCTAATCAGAAAATCGCGGATAGATTATCCCGACAAAAAACAAACTTCACCACATTAATCGTGATCGGCTACGCTGTCTGTTTTGACAGGCACCATATAACATGCGGTCGCAGAAGGAACTACGCTCATTATTATCTCCAAAATAATGCATAGATATTCACGAACATAGAGTTGATGTACTTCAATATACGCCTGAATCTAGCCGAGACATTTAAATTCAACTTGCGCAACGCCGCAGACAAAGCGGAATATAAGTCATGGCAGAAAGAGACGTGCTCACGTTTTGCCATAAAAAACACAAATAATTGGAGGTATCCGTATAGGGATTTACATATATAGAAATTGTTGAGATATAAAACTCGCGGATACGTGTCGGTTAATCTCTTTACCATATGTATCTATATTTCGTCTTGATGACGTGGTCCCTATTCCAAAAAAGGGCCTGTAATGAATACTGATCCATTCCGTCTTCGTGTTCTCAAGGCCATAACAGCAGCCTTGAAGGACATTACGCCCGCGAACGGATATGCGACTGACCTGTCCGACTACGTCCCTTCGGGTGACAGCACAACGGTCTCACGCATTTATCGCGGGCTGGATTGGCCTCCGAGCACCAACGTGCAGCCGGTAATAACACTACTGGATCGACATATCAGCAAGACCGAACAACTTGCTGAGGCTTTGGGGATATACACCGGCGCATTGACAAAACCCGTTCTGCCGTTCGATAGCTGCGACCAGGTAAACGCCTGGCATATACGACTAAAGGGCTTCGCCGAGGACGACCCAGTCAATCCGACCGACAATGCTGCCGTACTCCTATCCGACGTACGCAAGCGCCTATTGATAGAACGCCAGCGTGCGCATCCGGTCCAGATCCGCCAGCCTGATCCATTGGGCATGGGCCTTGTATCCGCCAATGGATCGGGCAACGCGATTGTTGACCTGCTAGTCGGCCGTGGAGAGGTTCGTCCAGGCAATACGACATACAGTCACGTGTACTGGCACCTCGACCTTGTCTTGTCTCTTGCCGAAAACGGCATGTCACCATACGCGTAATTTTTTCTTCAACTTGTCTGCATCATGCAGGTGTTTCTTATTTCCGGAGAGTTAAAAAATGATTACTGATAACTATACAATGGGTCGTGGCGAAGCGTGGTTTGCGCCCTTTTCTGACCCAGTCGCCAAAACTCTGCCCGAAGGCGGCGGCTTCCGTTTCTTAGGTAATGTGCCAACATTCAATCTGAGCATCGCTGCCGATACCTATCAGCACTACAAGTCTACCCGTGGCATTCGTGAAAAAGACCTCACTGTTACCCTGCAGGCCAACCGCACGGCGACAATCACTGCGGAAGACATTAGCGCTGACAACATTGCCCTGTTCTTTATGGGTACGACTGCTACCGTTTCCCAGGCGGCGTCAACTGGAAATTCAGAAACTTTTGGCAATGTTATGCCGGGCAACAAGTACCAGGTTGGCATCTCTGCAACCGCTCCTACTGGTCTACGAGGGCTGTTAAATCCCGTGCTCAAAGCAGGGACAACCACATTGGTTGTCGGGACCGACTACGTAATCGATCCCGTACGCGGAACGTTCGATATCCTGATCGGAGGAGCTGTACCAGCCAGCGGTTCGAGTGTAACACTGACTTATGATCTCTCTGCAACCACCCGGGTGCAGAGCATTTCTGGGGCCTCGACCGTCTCCGGCGCATTGAAGTTCGTGAGCTACAATGCTGTAGGAGACAATATTGACTACTTCATGCCCTATGTCACGATGTCTCCCAACGGCAGCTTTGCGCTGATCGCGGATACGCTTCAGGCACTCCCTTTGACCATCGGTGTGCAGGTTTTGGGCAATCAGGCTGCGCTTTACGCTGACGGCCAGCCCGTCGCAGGGGTATAATCAGATGGGTCTCCAGGACATTGTGCTGGCGACCGCAACGGTGACGGTCTCGGACGGCGTACAGTTCGCTGTCCGGGGCCTCGCTCCTTATGACGTTGCGGTGCTATATACTCGATATCAAAGCGACATGACAGATATGTTCCGTCGGCTCACAAGTAAGACGGGTGCCGGCGAGACCGTGGATCTTGAGACCGATATAGTCATGCAAGCCCCGGAATTGGTGTCCGCATTGATTACCCTCGCATCGAATACAGATCCAATCGACGACGCGTCGTTCCAGAAAGCTGTGGCCATTGCAAAACAGCTTCCTCTCGGAGCACAGATGGATGCGCTAGAAAAAATCGGGGAGTTAACGTTTTCCTCCGACATGCCGCCGGAAAAGTTCGTGCGCCTGATTGTGACAACCATGCGACGCATGACCGCGACAATTCAGGCGCAAACCCCAACGACGCCGCTGAACTAAAATCATGGATATGGAGCATTCGCAGACAAGTGAGCCTGTTACGAAGTCATGGGCATTCCAATGCAAATCGATACCCCTTGGGAATGCTCCACGATGAAGTGCAGATTATAATCCAGCGCCGAAATAATGAGATTGCTTCGGAAGCACTCATTTTTAGACGAATGGTGATGTCTGTGTTTTCTCCAGGCGAAAATACAGGGTTTAGTGAATTAATTAGACGGCTGGAAGGAATATAAACATGTCGAACAATACCAAAAGCTCGACCGGAAGCCAGACGCAAGATATCGTTTCTATTGGGAACGATGTGACATCAACTTCTATTCTTTTTCGACCCGCTTTTGCCGAATCAATTAAGGCATTGTCAGACAGTACAGCCGAGTTAAGTAGTCAACTTAAACAAATAACTAGTGTTGCTGGAGATGCCGCAAAAGCAACAATTAATTATGGTAATGAAATTGGTAAGGCATTTTCAACGAGCGCATCGAACGGTCTCGGAGATTTCCTACAAGGCATCGCAAATGGAAAAAGCGCGCTTCAATCTCTGAAGGCAGCTGCGATTGATTTCGGTATTAGCTTTACCAAACAACTTGCTGACATTTCCCTAAACTCTCTGTTCTCCAATGCTTCCGGTAATACTGTGGGCGAAGGCATGAGTAGCTTTGGAGATATACTTGGGCAGGGATTGTCAAGTATCGGAAAGAGTCTCTTCTCGTCGATATTTCATGATGGCGGCATTGTGGGTGGCTCAGCCTCCATGCGCAGCGGTATCAGTCCTTCAGCGTTCGCCGGGGCAGTGCGCTATCACACTGGCGGTCTTGCAGGGCTAGCACCGAATGAGGTCCCAGCAATCCTGCAGCGCGACGAAGAAGTACTGACTCGCAGTGATCCGCGTCATATCCTCAACGGCGGGACCGGTACAAGCGCGGCGGGCAGCACGCAGTCCATTCGCAATGTGCTTGTCATGAATCCCAAGGATCTGGCCCAGGCCGTCTCTGGCGCGCATGGCGAGAAAGTCGTGCTGACGCATATCAAGAACAATGCCGCTTCCGTTCGCTCAATACTGGGAGTCAACAGATCATGAGTATCGACCAACTTCCCGTCTGGCCGTTTCGCCCCAACTGGGCGGATCCGCTGACCGAGGGGATGGAGTATCTGACTTCGGTACTCTCGTCTCCAGCAGGAGCCGAGCAGCGACGCGCGCTGCGCTTCTTCCCGCGGCGTGATTTCGAGTATTCTATCTTTCTTGCACGCCAGGATCGGGCATGGGCCGAAAACTATCTGCGTAATACCGGGGCGTCAAAATATTGGATGCCTTTATGGGCCGACGCTGTCGAAGTTCCAGCAGGTTCCATGGCAGGTCAAACGGTTATCCCCGTGGAGAATGCGGCTGATCGTGAATACACGGTCGGGGGCACCGTAACGCTGGTGGATACCAGTACATGTCGGATTTCGGATGCCCTTGAAGTGACCGCAATCGGCGCAAACTCGATTACAGTGGCCAATCCTTCAAGCGCTAGCTTCGTGGCCAACGTGTTCGTAGCGCCTGCCATCAAGGCGTACCTCAATCCGACCGACCAGAATGGCATTCAGCTGACGCGTCTGAGTGACTCCGTCCTCACGACGAGCACGCGCCTCTACCACGCCGAACCAGGCGAAGTGCAGGACGTGGATGCGGTACCAAATGGTCCACTTATTCTGGACGGCCTTATTGTCAACGCATGGGCCTATTCGTCGGGGCGCGGCGATTATTTCCATGCGAATAGCGGCACATCTGAGGGGCAGTTCATTTTCATTCAAGCCGCTCTCATGGCGTCCACGGTCCTGGCGACAGGTACGACGCAGGAACGTGCGGCGTCGCGCTGGTTCCGCAAGTTAGTCTATACGATGCTCGACGCCATGGGAGACGGAAGCCTGAATGGCCCCATGCTGCGTCAGCCGGTGCCAACCGATCCAGATACGATCTGTGAGCTGCATTGGCTGTTCGCTGCACGTGGCGATATCCCCGAACGAAATCTGCTTTATTCGTACGAAGCGACACCAGGCGATGATGGGAAGCTGCGTATTACGGAAAACGCCCGTGGTGCCAGCGTTTACGACGTGATGATGATCTACCCGTCAACATCGCAACTATTGTATGACGGCGTAAGCAGTCCGGCATACGACATTGCCAATCCCGGCAATCCTACCCAGACGACCCTGACTTCGGACGACTGGCAGGTAGAACAGTTCGATACGGCTATTACTATTCCGGCCAAAAACGATCATGGCGATCCGAACCCGTCGGGTAACTACAAGATCGTCTATGGCTATAATGGGGCGGCCATGATCCCATGCAAATGGGCCTATGAGGCATACCCTGACTGGACGTTGATTGCGCCGGGTTACGCTGCCTGCGCCCCGGACACCTTCCGTTGGTTTGACGCAGCGATGGCTGACGTCATCAATTTCGATACCCGCGCCGGGAACGCCGAAAAGTGGAGCAATCTAAGGGCCGCAATGCGTCGGACGTGCTGTAAGGGTCAGTCGATCGACGACCTGCGTGTGATCCTTGAGCCAATGCCAGGTTTTGACGCCATTCCGGTCAGCGGCGACCCCACTGGCATGTTCTGTTACAGCGACAATTCGAATGCACAGCCCCCGAGTGTGTCGGGAGCAAATCCCGGTTGGACTGGGTATTCGTTCTGGTCACGAGATGATGCAGGCAATCTTGTTGGCACTATTCCTACGTCCATCGATCGGCAGTTCGCGCAACTTCCCGAATTCGTCCAGATGTTCTTTGAGATTGCATCGGGTAATTTTACGGGCACGTTGCCGGACACTATCTCGCAAACGCAGATTGGGCGAGGATTCGACGATGAGTGGCGCGCCGCTGAATCCTATCAGGATCCCGATTGGTACATCTATCTCGAGGTTGCGAGCAACAGACCTCTAGCCAAGGGCGAACTCTGTCTCCTGTACCTCTCGGCAACGCAGCAGTATGACCAGGACCAGCGGTGGTTTGCAGATCTCTCAACGATCGATGGGTGGAGTCCGGTCACTGACGGCAGTACAACTCTCAACAAGCTGAAAATTCCGCTTTCTGCGTTCCGGCTTCGCAAGGATGGAAGCGTCGGGTCAACGGACTGGGGTGCGACATTGGTCGCCGGCCAGACACTGCAGGCGTACGGCATTTCCGTCGAAACGGTCGCACCTATCACTGTGCGTATCGGAAAGCTCAGACCCCTGTCTGGCGTGTCACAGGCGTGGGTGGACGCCAATATGGATCAGGCCCTGCTTGGCAGCAAGATGCCGTTCTTTCCAGGCTCCCTGCCATTTGCGATCAACGCTGACACGCGCAAGCAGATGTTTGTCGGTTGGAACGGGTCTCCTTTCCACGGGTACCAGCAGCCTGATCTGTGGCTTACCATGGAAACGGATGCTGAGGCGGTACATCCGGACCTCGATCCATCGCGCGACCTGGCTGTTCCGGCAGATGACGGCTCACTAACATTCCCGATCAACCCAACGGATTCCGCTGGTGCGACAAAGCCAAAGGCTGCAATGTTGTGCGAACAGCAGATCCAGTTTCTGGCCAAGGCGCAGGCCCATTGGCATGCCGATGGAGGACCCCTGGGGCCATTTGCGCACACCTTCGTCATGAATACACCGGCTCGCTCTTCCCTGGGGAACCCGACGCCGTACACCTGGGTCTATGTGAACGATGATCCGAATACCCGGTGGGGCGGCTATCAGGCGCGTCCAGTGGAAAGTCTCGCCAAGCTGGTACTTGGAGCAAACGGACAGACGGGATGGAAGGATGCACACGATCTCGCGCTGACCACGGTCATGAATTGGTACGACTGGTTTTACGCGAACTGGGCGGGTTCACCGCATCATATCTTTACTGACTTTATCGACCCGAAGCAGGGGCCGGTACAGGCCAACT